GGTTTCTTTGTTGACGATGATGGTATTCTTCGTGTAATATTATCAAACGAAAATGCCGATACTGATTCAATTGTAGTGTTTGTTGACGCGGAAGAAACAGAAGACCAAAATATCTTTATTCGTAAAAATGATATTTTCGGTGTAGGTCCTGCAGATAAAGTATTCTATGTAGAACCACATTATGACGACAAGTACTCAATTTATTTTGGCAATAATGTGTTTGGTTTACAACCTGAAGCATTCGAAGATGTTCGTGTAAGATATCGTATTACAAGTGGTGAAGAAGGTAACGGAGCATTCTCATTTGCGTTGGCTACTGAAATTGGTGAAGCTGTCGTTGAAACTATCCAGCCTGCTTCAGGTGGTGCTGAACGCGAATCAATGGAAAGCATTCGTTACTTTGCTCCTAAAGCATTGCAAATTCAAGAGCGTGCTATTACTACCAAAGATTATGAAATATTGTTAAAACAAAAATTCCCAGAAATACAAGCGGTTGCTGCATATGGTGGTGAAGATCTAGATCCGCCGCAATTTGGTCGTGTCGCTGTTTCCGTATATCTAGGTCAAGGCCAAGAAAGTTTATCATCAACACTTTCAGCTGCATATATTGATTATCTTAAAGATAAAAGTCCACTGGCAGTTGAACCAGTATTCGTTACTTCTCAATTCGTATATGCCTGTGTAAATGTTGATGTTTCATACGATCCACGATTAACAAGAAAGTCAGATGGAGAAATCGAAGCTTTAATTCGTCAAGCAATACAAGATTACTCTAACTCTTCGCTTGATAACTTTAATACTACTTTGAGATTATCTAAACTATCTTCTCTTATCGATGACGTAGATATTTCAGTACAAAGTAACAGTATTCACGCGTCACCGTTTATCGAGTATTCTCCAGTGCTAAACGTTAAGGCAAATCCATCGTTTAAGTTTGTTGCCGAACTAATTAAACCGTATCCATTTAAAGATAGCAACGGATTCTCCGATTACAAACCATCTATCAAGAGTAGCTTGTTCCAATACAACGGTGTTGGTGTATATCTGCAAGATGATGGTATTGGTAATATTCAAGTTGTTACAAGTGATGTAGCTAACCCTCAGGTAATTGTTCCTAAGATCGGCAGCGTTAACTATAAAACTGGCGAAGTTAATCTAGTTAATTTTGAAACATCGGGTTATGCCGGTGGTGCAATTAAAATTGTCGCAGAAATTAAGAAAGATGATTATAAAGCTCCTAATGGAAGAATCTTTAGAATTAAAGATGAAAACGTAACTGTTAATGTCATAGAGTCTTAAAATGTCAGATATTCAAAAAACTATATCGTTTAAAATTAAGCAACAATTTCCTGCGTTATATCGTGAACATGGCGCTGAGCTTGTTGCTTTAGTTGAAGATTACTATAAGTGGACTGAAACCGCTGATAATCAGTCCATCTATAATTCTAGACGTATGTTTGAATATCGTGATATTGCAACTACTCTAGATAGTATGATTATCTTCTTTCATAAGAAGTTTATGGCTGATTTGCCGTTACAAGAAAAAACCACTACAAAGTTTATCGTTAGAAATATTCTTGATCTTTACAGAAGAAAAGGTTCTGAAAGTGGTATTCAAATATTCTTTAGATTATTTTTCCAAGAAGATGTTGAGGTAAATTATCCATCTAAGTATATGTTTAAGCCATCAAATTCCTCTTGGAAAAATGGCGTATACCTACAGTTATCTCCTAACAATGGTAGATTTTTTAGTAACGACGGTTTAAAAGAATATTCATATAAAGATCTTTTAAGTAAGAATATTGTTGGTTCTATTTCAGGTGCTCGTGCTGCTGTTGATAAAATAAACTTTTTCTTATTAAATGATACTGTTACACCTGTTATTTTTATCGATGAAGTAAAAGGTCAATTTATAAAATTCGATGATATTATAGCAAGAATAGATGGATATGATATTAGATTTGGTGTAGTATCTGGCTCAGCTTCTGAATTAGAAATAGATTTACAATATGGTGGCTCAGTTGGTAACAACAAAGGTGATATTCTTAATATTGAAAGTAAATATGGTAAAGGTGCACTTGCCATTGTTACTGAAACGCGTCAAGAAGCAACCGGTGTCGTAGATTATACATTGTTAGACGGTGGATTTGGTTACACGGTAGAAAATACTACACTTTACGTTTCAAACCAAGTTATCATTAAACAAAATACAGATTTCGATTTTACACCTCTTGAAAGATTAAGAGATAGTGCCGGCAATGAAGGTATCGTAATTGGTCAAAACTCCAATGCAATTGGCGTATTAATGAATGATGGCGATGAGTTTGCTATCAATAGACCGATTAGTACACTCGATAGAAATCCTAATATTACTTTACCATTATTCAATAGACAAACTCAGCGAGATGGTGTTATTTCTATTACGCCTAAAAATACAACTTCTCCGGGACCGCAATATTCTGCTACTTTAGATCCAAACGACGCAAAAGTTTCTACACTAAGTGATATAGAATCAGTATCATTAATGACTGATGTTATTCAAGGCTATCTCGGTGTATCACTAAATGCAGCTGATTATAACGCAGCACCTGCTACTCAACCAATGTCTGGTACTGCAGATCCAGTAACAATTAACACTCCACTTGATGAAGCCTTCGACTTAACACCATTTAATATTGGTACTATCGATTCATTTGAAAATATCAATCCTGGTAGTGGATATGAAAATGATGTATGGTGTTTAGTACGTGATGACGTAATGACAGCCTTTGAAAGATATGAGCAAATTCTCATATTAGATAATTTTAGTGCTACACTGTCGGTTGGCGATCGTATAACTCAAAATAGTACAGGAGTTAATGGTGTAATCACAAAATTGGATAGCAACGTTAACGCTGTCTATGTAACACCGTTTTCTTATTACGGATTTAAGAATGCACCTATTTTACACAAAGGCAATTCATACGATGTAATTGCTACAGAGCGTGATTATAATTCACCTAGATTTGGTGAAAACGCTGACATGCAAACATTAACAAGATTTGCGACTGGCCGTATTTCAAAAGTTAAAGTTCTTAATTCTGGTTTTGGCTATGTAGATGGTGAAACAGTTTATCTAAAAAATCCCAATCGTGATACAAGTGTTCCTGATGGTAAAGCTACACTTTATGCAAGATCGCAAGGTATTACTTCTGGTTATTGGGGAAGCTTTAATTCGCATATAAATGGTTATATAGCAAATACGATTGATCAATTAATTACGCCCATATTACCAACATTTGATTTTGCGAGAGAAGCTTTAAAAGTTGCGACATCGCTTACTACTACTCCGGTAGAATTTTCTAATTGGTTAACTACAGAAGCGTCGGATGGCTTTGCATATGGTGATATGAATTTAAGTGGTAATATAAGTTCTGAAGATGCTCAGATATTCTCTCAATTAGTTGTAGGTACTGCATCTCCTACTTACAAAACAAGATGGGATGAAATTGTTGTACCAAGCTTAAGAGAACAAGCATGGTTTGAAAATTACTTTAATTTATATACCTTTGTTCAGTCTTACACATATTATGATTCTACAAACAAGATACAAGATAGTGATTTCTATCAAGAATATTCTTATCAAATTAAATCAATTATTGCTAAGAATGTTTATGAAGATATGCTCAAAGAAAATGCTCACCTTGCTGGTACCAAAATGTTTGGTGAATTCTTATATAAGAAGAAAGCTGGTAAAGGTATTAAATCTAGATTCATTAACATTAGGAAAGAAGATTATATCGTTGGTGGCGATCCAGTTGTAGGTCCGAACCAACCTGGATTCCAGTTTATTGTAACTGTAGACAGAGTAGATCTAAAAACTGATAGCGTAAACCTCACAGTTGACATATCACAATAATTAAAATAAATAGTTAAAAGCTTATAAAGGTTAGGAGAAAACATGGCTAAACAATTAATTGGTGTTGGTGCACAACCAAATGACGGAACAGGTGATACTCTCAGAACTGCCATGGTAAAGTGTAATGAAAACTTTAATGAGTTGTACGCTGACATGTTTTCTGGTTCGTATGCAGATCTTACTAATAAACCAACAATTCCGTCTGCTCTTACAGATTTAGGTATTACTGATGGTACTTCGGGACAAGTATTAACTACTGATGGATCCGGAACATTTTCATTTGCTAATCAAGCAGGTGGTGTTGCATTAACTGATTTGAGTGTAACAGTTGCAAGTACTGCATCTGGTAGCGGTAATTTAGTATACGACGATGAAACAGGTGAATTCACTTTTACAAAACCAGATCTTTCAACATATGCACTTGCAGCTAATGTTCCTGCTGATCTAACAGATCTCGGTATCACTGATGGTTCTGCCGGACAAGTATTAACTACTGACGGCAATGGTGCTTTTACATTTGAAACTCCTAGTGGTGGAAGTGGTGGTTCATTACAAGCACGAACTGTTTTAACTGGCACCACCAATACTATACAAGCAGGTAACGGTAACACTTTAGATATTACTGGTTTTAAATCTTATGCGCTTTTAGCAATTGAAGTTGATGGTCCTGCTTGGGTAAGAATTTATACAGATGGTACCTCAAGAACAAGTGACCTTTCAAGAGCTAAAACCACAGATCCTTCTCCTGATGCAGGTGTGATTGCTGAAATTATTACTAATGGTCCTGAAGTTGTTAAAATGTCTCCGGGCGTAATTGGTTTCAATTTTGAAGCTACTCCTACAACTACTATTCCCTGCCAAGTTAATAATGAATCTGGTTCTGCAGCAGCCATAACAGTAAAACTTACAGTCGTACAATTAGAGGCATAAGATGCTTAGAGAGTGGATTGTAACTCTGCATAACAGAGAAGATTTAGAAAGTTTCTACAATGATATGGAAACACCGGGCGGTGATTTGTATATCCCAGATCGTCAAGTAGAAGTTGCTAATAAAAGGCCAATAAGTCGTAATACGCATTACATGCTCACTAATGAAGAAGCCGAGCTAGTAAGAAATGATCCTCGTGTTTGGGATGTTACTTTAAAAGAATTAGTTGATATTTCTATTAGACCATTGGGTCGAACTATTTCTGGTGGTAACTTTGATAAAGCTTGGGCCGGTGATGCAACAGATACGAATTGGGGTCTATTAAGACATACAGAAGTTACTAATAGAACTAATTGGGGTGATGACGCGGGTAAAGTTTCTAATGTTATAACTAATTTAACACTTACTGCTTCGGGTAAAAATGTTGATGTTGTAATTGTAGACGGTCACATTGATCCCAATCACCCAGAATTTGCAAAGAATAAAGATGGATCTGGCGGCTCCCGTGTAGTACAATACAATTGGTTCCAGCACAGACAGCAAGTTGAAAATAAAACTAATTCGACTTACGTATATGTGCCATATGTAGATAGTTTAGATCCAAATAGAACTGCAGACAACAATCATGGATGTCATGCAGCAGGCACCGTTGCAGGTAATACACAGGGCTGGGCTGCCGACTCAAACATTTATAATATTAGTCCATATTCTACTAATCCAAATTCTTTTTCTTCTACTTTCCTTTGGGATTATATTAGAGTTTGGCATAATAGCAAACCAATAAATCCAGAAACAGGAAGAAGAAATCCCACTATTACAAATAATAGTTATGGTTCAATAATTCCAGCAAATAAATTTAACTTTGGTTCTGTTACAGCTGCGTCATATCGAGGTGTAACATTTAGTCCGGGAAGAGCACTGACTGCGGCAGAATTACAAGCTCGTGGCTTTTATGCACCTACGACTGATGTTGAAATCCCAAACTACTTTACTTCAATAGTAGCAGATCAGCAAGATGCTATTGATGATGGAATTATAATTGTTGCTGCTGCCGGTAACGAGAGTTGGAAAATTGTAAATGCGTCAGATCAAGATTACAATAATCAATATCAAATAGATTATTTTGGTTTTCCTACTACACTTTTTACTAATAGAGGAACCGGTTCAGGCGCAGGATATGCTCCAATTATAACTGTTGGTGCGTATGGCAATAATTCAACTGAAGATAAAGCATCATTTAGTAACTGCGGCAGCCAAGTTGATATTTTTGCCGCGGGCGAAGCAATCCAAAGTTCATTGCACACATTAGACAACACTCCTTTTGGTACTAATGATCCTAGGAACAGCAGTTATAAAATAGGCAAGTATCAAGGTACAAGTATGGCTTCTCCACAAGTTGCGGGTGTACTTGCTCTATTAGCAGAATCATGGCCAAATATAACTCAATTAGAAGCTCAGAGTTGGTTAACAAATAATGCTGCAACTAATCAAATGCTAGATACTGGTACAGATAATGCGATGGACACAGATAGTTTACAAGGTGCTCCAAATAAATTATTATTATGGATTAACCAAAGAGCCGAATCAGGATCTACGTTCCCGCAAAGAAACTTTAAACCAAGACCTTTTTCAGGTAAACTTTACCCACGCCCGCGTTTAAGAAGAAGAGGTTAGAAGATGAGTATAAATATTAAAAAACCAATGGATTTGAAGGTATGGCAGAAGTATTAACAACGGCTTTTAAAAGTGACTTAACTCGAGATTTTTTTGAAGATCTGCAAAATAATAATTTTTATGCAGTAGTTTCTTCTGTGTCTCCAGACCAGACTAATAGAATTACAGCAGTAAATTCTTATGAAGCTATCAATCAGTTTAAAGAAAAGATTCTTTTTGGCAAAAAGATTTTTAGCGATGATATGAAATTCATGGTTAAATATTATCCTTGGCAAAAAGGTCAAACGTACGATCAATATGATGATAAAATTGACTTAACTGATAAACGTTTTTACGCTGTTGTTGGTCCTAATAACAACGACACAGGTGATTACCGCGTATTTAAATGTTTGTTTAATAATAACAACGAAGCTTCTGAAACACCTCCTAACTATAATGCATACGCAGAAGGTGGTATAATTAAAACTGCCGATGGATACGTATGGCAATATTTGTATGCAATTTCCGGCTCAGAGTTCGAAGCATATAATGCGCTAGGTTATATTCCTATTGTTGGTGATTTTGAAATTAATCCAGATTACAGTACACAAACTGGTTCTCAATTAGGCGATATTTTCGTAGAAAACCCTATTGACAACGCTGGCTATCCACATATTTCTGGTTTCTTAGAAGGCAGAACAGATGACGGTGAATTTACAATACGCGCAGAAACATTAAGTGAAATTTCCAATTACTACGCTGGCATGTACATTTACACTACTAACCCATCTAACTCTCCAGATGATCCACTAGTTTCACGTGTGTTTATTATCGACTCATATTACTTAGATGGCTCAACAGGTAAAGGTAAAGTAAAAGTTAGAAATTATCCAGAAGGTGAAACTATTCCAGGTTATTTACCACCAGGTATAGAAGATCCGGGCGATCCTAATCCTGGACAAGTGTTTATTTCTCCTAACGCAAACTTTTCTATTGTTCCTAGAATAGAAATTAAAGGTGATGGAGAAGGTGCAGTTGCTATTCCAGAAATTGCAGATGGTAACATAAGATCTATTTTAGTATTGAATAATGGTTCTGGCTATACTAATATAACTGCAACTATTATAGATCCATTATACGATTTTGATCCGGATGATCCAGCATCTATTGATTTGCGCGCAAAATTGAGACCTGTACTTTCTCCAATTGGTGGACACGGCTTTGATTTAATTAATGAATTACATTGTCGTCACGTATTACTTTATGGATATATTACAGAAACCGATAACAATAACATTGGTGCTACTAACTTATTCTCGCACATTGGTGTTATCAAGAATCCAGAATTTAAAGTAGATCCTGCTCCA